CTCCCGGCCCGCGGCGGTAGGAATGTTCGCGGTGTTCTGTACACTGCCAAGCAAGTTCCCCGCGTCGCTGAAGATGTAGAAGTCCACTGCGGTCGCACCCTTGTTGACCACGATTCGAGCGCGATACCAGGTACTAATCGAGAGCGTGGCAATCGTGGCGCTGGTGGTGCGTGTGGAGAGGTTGGCAGTCTTGCCCACCGCCGCGCCCGACGAGGGGATTTCGATATACGCCCCGTCCACTGCGTCGGCGGAAGATACAGTATCAAGGAATCCCATCCGCACGGTCATCGTGGTCAGACTAATGAGCTGAAACACGAACTCCAACACGAGCCCGCCGCCCGCAAGCGTAAAGGCGGTATCTTCCGTCTTGACATATCCTCCACTGTTCGCGGTCGTGGAGGACGTGAATCGAAGAATCCCCGGATGGTTCTGGAGCCCCGCGATCTTCGAGTGTGTCCCTGAGCCCAACAGTACCACGTCCCACGGATCAGGAGCTTCCTGCGTGTCCGCTGTGGCAGGACCGAGGAAATCCGTATCCTTGAACGGCGTGAGCCGCATCACCGAGCCCGTATATTTCCGGTCACTGATCGTTCGCCACCGTGAGGCGGTCGAATCGTAGATGAGCGTGATGCTGGAACCAGGTTCGAGGGTTTTGTCTACATCAAACGCAAAACGATTCGCCGCCGTGCTCGCCGTGTCCTGCGATGACAGGATGATGTCCCCGTCCGCTCCCGACGAGACGTTATACAGGACAAGGATGCGGCCGTCCGCTCCACCAGCGAGGCCGGTGATCTTGCGCGCCGCGTCGGCATCGAGCCGAATGACCGACGCGGTCGATAACCCAGCCGGGTTGTAGTCGTTCTGATCGGCGGTGATCTGCGCCGGCGAGATGTCCGCCGCGAGCGCGAAATCCTCGATGGCGTGCGCCGCGTTCCAGTCCGAAGGACGGACAAGCGTCGCATCGCCGCCATCGGACTTGGCGGACGTGAAGGCGTGTTTAATGCCCACGAGAGGGTGTCGCTTGTTTAGGGCGCTGCTTGGTGTCGGCCACGATTCGTAGATCGAGCATGTGTTGCGCTCAGGCGTCCGTCGTCGCGCCGCTGAAGGTCAGGATGCCGGAGGCATTCTGAGTAATCGTCAAGGTGTTCCCATCGGTCGCGATCACATCCGCCGGCGTCGTGTCTAAGAGGCAGACGCAGAGCAGCGGATCACCCGTCGGCGTGTCGCTGAAGATCACCGCGAACCGCGCCGTGATGCTGCCACCCGAGGCCGTCCAGACCGGATTGGTCGTCTCGTCAATCGTCGTGACACCGGCCGCTTCTGCCACGGTGATCGTGACCGACTTCCCCGTCCCGCCGCCCGTGGCCTGCGTGTACCCGTTGCCGGTGGCGACCTGATTGGTGAGATCGGCGAGCAGTCCGGTGCCGATGCTCAGGGTGTTGCAGTTCGAGGTCGAGAGGAACAGCGCGATGAAGAACGCATCCGAGTCCAGGTCCATCAACCCGTTGGCGATGTTCTTCTTCGCGTCGTCGTACATCTTCCATTTTCCTGCGGCCACGGTGCCCTCCTTGGTGCGCGGCCCTCGGCCGCCGGTGGATTACGACAGGTTGCCGATCACCCGCGGAAGCGGGGGCGTCTGCCGGGCGGGGGTTGTATCCAATCGCCGGCCGATGACATGAAACTGGATCTGGAGACGGAAGAACTTCCCGCACGTGGAGCATGGCCGGGGATCGTTGATCCCGTGAACCTGATCCGCCCCGTCCTTGTGCTCGACCAGCACGGTCCCGTGGCCCAGCTCGCAGTACGGGCAGGTCACGTGCAGCTCGGTGACCTTGGCGATGCGGGGAGTGGTGACGCCCATAAAGAACCCTCGCGAAAAGAAGGAAACCGCACATCCGGGAGCTCGTGTCGTCCTGCAGCAGGACGCCCACCCACTGAGGGGGCGGGCTGGCAAGCGAGGAGCGGCGGTGCGCGCGGGCGGTGGGATGGGGCCTGGCCCACTGCCGCCCCGAAACGTTCGGCGATTTACTCGAAGCGAATCGCCAGCGCCGTCAAGAGATACTCGTACTCGTAGCCCGTGAACCCGCCGACCTCGACGTGTCGCGGGTTCCCCAGGAGGTAGCCGGTCGTGGTCTGGATCTTGAAGATCTTCCCCGCGCCGGAGCCCAGCGTCGCCGTGATGGCTTGCGACGTCCGATTCTTGGAGATCGTGTACGGGTCGTAGGTCCCCAGCACCGCCGACTCGACCGTGATCCGGAGCCGCGGGCGGTGACGGACGATGCCGATCTTGGCGATCCCGTCCGAGGCGTTCCCGCTGGGCCGCAACACGAGCTCCTGGCCGAAGTCCAGCTCGAAGGATTCCACGTCCCCCGCCCAGCCCCCGACCGTGAAGACGGCATCGACGAACGCCGGGGGCTCGTCCGTCAGATAGGTCACCGACGGCACCGCGGCCGCCGCGGGATCGGTCCGCAGCAGGCCCCGGCCCTGGAAGCCCACGACGAGCGGCTGGCCCGCTTGCCCCCGGATCCGGCAGCTCGAGCGGGCACCGACCACCTTATAGTTGTTCCCGCCCGTGTAGCCGTAGAGGGTCGCCGACTGCAGGGACGCGGAGACCGGCGTGAAGTCGATCCCGGACGTGGCGAAGGTGGCCGAGAGGCCAGCCGACTGGAAGAGGGCCGTGAGGCCCTTGAGCTCCGTGACGGCGAGATAGGCCGAGCCTTTGGGTTGGGGTTCGACCTCAACGTCGAAATCAACGGTTCGGCCCTGGGGCTTCGCCGGGAGGACCGGCAGGAGGGTCCCGCTCACCGTGCTGTCACGGTCGTTCTCCCATTCGTGGCGGACGTCGAAGGTCTGCCACAGCCGGCTGGAGAGGCGGACGGCGTCCGCGGCCCCGGTCGGCGTAGGATCGGTGCCATACGCCGATTCGACTTTGGCGAGGAGTCCCTCGATCCAGACGGAGTCAGGCATCGGTCACCTCGGGGTTGGCCGCGGGCGGGTCGGCGCGCGGCGGCGCTGGCGCCTCATCCTCTTCGATCCGTTCCCCCTCGATATACGAGCCCCCGTGCGTCGCGGGGCTCACGATCGACAGGTCGGGCGTCTGCTCCTCGTGCGGCGCCGGCGCCGAGGGCTCGGTCTTCATGGCTCGCGGGGTCATGGCAGCAAGTCCCTCACGCTATAGGTGACGATCAGCCCCATGGAGGCGACTGTGCTTTCGAGCTCGAGATTCACCCGGACCTGGCGCATCCGGACGTTGCCGTTCCGGATGACGACGTTGTTCCGGGTGCGGGACGCCACGTTCAGGTTGTCGTTCAACCGATTCCAGCTCCGGCGGACCGCCCGCATCACGTATGCCCCATCGCGGACCGCCGCCGCGGGGTTGCTGTCGCGGTCCACGTAGACCGCCGCGACCGGGAAGTCCGGGGCGTCCTGCACCGCCTGACCGACGGGCCGGTACACGGCATCCTCCGGCACCCACACGAATACGAACGGCGTGGCCTGTTCGTCCGGGACGCGTTTGAGCGCCAGGATCGCGCTGCGCGTCTCGTCGAGGACGGCCACGAGGCTCGTGGGCGCGCTGTCCCCGCCATCGCGCGGGACGTTGGCGATCTCGGCGTTGATGCCGTTGGTCGCATGCGCGAACCAGTCCGCGACCATGCGCACGACTTCGAGATACATGTCACGTCTGCTTCACGAGGATGATCCTCGTCAGTTTGCCGTCCCGAGGCTCCGGCCGGCTCTCCCGCACCCGATGCGCCACCCCGTCCACCGTGATGGCGTCGTTCGCGGCCGGGGTGATCGCGCCGGTCTTCACCAGCACGCTCAGGGGTTCGATCTCCATCGCCAGCCCCGACTCGTCGGTCTGCACCCCGGTGCCGTCGTCCAGGATGCCGTTGACCGTCGTGGTGCCGTGGACGACGCTCACCGCGATGCCCCTCGCCTTGGCGTCGGCGAGCATCGTGGTGAGGTCGTCCGCGATCGTCATCGGTTACGACCGCTTGCTCCAAATGCGGATGTAGTCCACGTCGATGACGCCCAGCCCGGCTCCTGAGGCCTTGGCCAAATGCACATAAGGCTGAAGCTTGAGCCCCGCGACCTGGCTCATGTTGAACGTGGTGCCCGCGGCCACCCGCGCGCCGTTGATGTACATGAGGCAATCCGTGATCGTGGTGCAATCGATCCGGAAGATCGCGAAGGTACCCGCGGTCAAGGTGATGCCCGTCGCGACGTCGTCTGCGGTGTTGACCGTGTCATCGAACTCGGCCACGATCACGCCATCGCCGTCCGCCTTGAACCAGATGGACTCGGCCACGGTATCCGCCACGGCGTTCTTGTCGCCGGCGAGGCCCCACACCGCCTCGGAGAGGAGCGTCGGCAGCGTCTGGAGCGCCACCCGCATCTCGACGATGAGGCCCTGGTTCAAGATCAGGGGCCGCTGGTCGCCCCAGGTGACGCCCGACTCCTGGGCCTCGGAGGTGACGTCGAGCGGACACCGGAGGACGCCATTGGCGACGTCGGCCGCGATGATTGGCGTGGTGTCGCCAGCCGCGGAGACGTCGATGGACGTCAGGCGCTCGGAGACCGTCGTATCCCCCAGGAAGTCCTCGTAGTAGGTGACCGGCGCTTCGACCAGGACCCGTTCATGGGTATTCCGGTCGAAATGCTCCAGCATGCCGTTCCGGCGTCGTGCATTGATCGTCATCGTGGGCTCCCGTTGCGACCGTTCGCCGGTCGCTCAAAGGGTTGAGCGCAAACAAGGAGCACGGGGCGGGCCCGAAGGCCCACCCCGGTACGTCAGCAGCTTCCTCAGGCCGTCGCCGTCGCCGGCGCGCCGTCCGCGATCCGCGGCTCCAGCATCTCGATCAGGATCCCGCCGAGGAGCGGATCGTTCACCTGTTCCACCGACTTCGAGCGCACGTAGCTGTACCCGCTCGCGAGCAGGGCCTCGACGGCGATCTCGCATTCGACAACCTGGTTGGAGCCGGCGGTCGTGGTGAAGCCCGCGGATGTCGCGGCCGCCCAGGCCCCGGGTGCCGATCCGGCCACCGTACTCCGATACCGGAACGGCACCGCACTCACGTTCGTGGGCGTGGTGTCGTCGCAGGCTTCGATCGTGATCAGGGTCGTGCCCGTGGTGCCGACTCCCCAGTGATAGACGAACCGGACGCGGCCGTGATGCTTCATGCTCACGACGTCGCTGGTGACCGTTCCGCTGAATGCGTCCGCCACCGCGGCCAGGCCCACTTCGAGATGGGATTGCTCGATCGCGAGCGCCGTCATCCCGACGATCAGCGGCGCCAAGATGGGCAAGCCGTGCCAGGCCAGGGGATCCGGCGGCGCCGGCAGGACGTCGCCGAACACGGCGATCAGGACCGCGACAGCGGCGAAGCAGAGGATCTTGGTGGTCGTGCTCATAGTCGTCAGTCTCCCGCAAGGGGGTCCAGTGGGCTCCCGGAGGAGCCCACGCCGAGGTTCAGGTTACGCCCTCGCCGCCAGCGTCACGAACGGCGACAGGGTGTTCGCGGCCGCGCCCTTGTAGGGCGTGATCGGCGAGTTGTGCTTGGGCGCGCCGTTGACCCGGCTCACCCAGCGGAACGTCCGCTCGTTGTAGAGGAAGCGGACGTGAATGGAGTCGGCCGCCTGGATCCCGCCCTTCGTGATGAGCTTGTACTGCGTGAGGTCCAGGAAGCAGATGTCGCCCACGTCACCGAGGGCGGAGCAATGCTCGATCTCGATCACCGGGCGGCCCTTGATCCGGCCGAAGGGCGACTCGGACAACCCGCCGGCGGGCATGTAGACCAGCTGCCCGCTGGTGCCGGTGCCGATCTGCAACTGGTCGAGCTGCGGGTTGACTTCGGTGTTGATGAACCAGAACCCGCGCGCCTTGGAGCGGGGCAGGATCCGGGCCCACATGTTGGAGATGTTCTCCGCCACGACCGTGTCGGCGAGTTGGCCGGTTTCCTTGGCCACGGAGACCGTGACCGGGGCGTTCAGGATGCCGAGGCACTGGCCGGCGCCGGTGCCGCGGAAGATCTCGTCGTCCAGGACGAAGCCGAACTCGTCCCGGAAGGCCTCCTGGAACACCGAGGCCATGGCCGGCGCATCCTGGAGCAGCCGCTCGGTCAGGTACGCCACGCCCATCAAGTCCTCGAGCCGGCTCTCCCACTTCTTGATCTTGGGCTTCTTGGCCGTGACCGTGTCGGCCTCGGCGGCGCGGTAGATCTGCACGCCACCCCAGCGGGAGCCCGTCGCCCGGCTCTTCTCGTCGATGGTCACGACCTCGAGCCCGTCGCTGTTGGCGCCGATCTCGGTGACGCTGCACCGGGACGAGAGGGCGCCGGATTCGAAGCCCTCTTTCATCAGGTCAACGGTGAAGTCCTTCTGGATCAGGAATCCGCCATCGCCTCCGACCTGGGTGGAGGCCCCGCTCACGGCGGCGCTGATCCGGAGCAGGCGCTGGTCGATCTGCCCGCCGGGCAGGCCGGCGATCGAGACACCCGTGGGCGCATAGGCCGCGGCGATCGCGGCCAGCTGCTCGCCCAGCGTGGCGAACGGTTTCTCCGCTTCCCGATCGCCACCCACGCGGATGGTGGGGTCGGCCGTCGGGACCCGGAGCGGATCGGGCTGGTTGGCCTGCTGTTTGAGCTTGAACAGCTCGACGCCGATCACGTCGAGGCTCAGGTCGCCCTCGGCGTACTCGACGGCCTTCTCGGGATGGCCCGCGGCCGCGCACAGGTTCTTGACCTGCGTGAGCCGCGCCTTGAAGGCGACGAGATCCTGGGTGGAGGCCCCGGCATCCGGGGCCGCGGCTGGATGGGTCATACCACGGTCCTCCTGGTGATCGGCCTTCGGGGCCGGTGGGGAAACGTCACGGCGCTCCGGAGGAGGCGCCGGGGGAGCACTGGCAACGGGCATGGGCAGCGCGGTCCGGGCGGCGAAGCGGACCGCCGCGTCCAGGCCGACCGCGTGGAGCATGGCGGCCAACAGGGTGGAGCTCGCGGCCGGCCGTGCAGACGTCTGCGAGCCGGCCATCCGGCGCATGGGTAGGACGCCCGGGCGCTGGAGTTGGGCCACCAGCTGGCGGTGGGTCGCCTCGAAGGTGCCCAGGCGGTCGGCGAGGCCCGTCTGGACCGCGTCGCGGCCGACGAAGACGCCGCCGGCACCGTAGGCCTCGACGACCTTCGCCTCCGCGACGTCCCGATTCCGGGCGACGTCGGCCAGGAAGACGCCGGCGAGCTGGTCCACGATCGCCTGGTGCTGCTCCTTACCCGCTTTGCTGGTCGGGTCGAGGTGCTTGTTCGGGGTCTGGCTGGAGACGAACTCGATCTCACGGCCGCCGTCCTCGTCCAGGCCTTCGCCGGGCTGGTAGACCGTCATCGCCACGCCCAGGCTGCCGAGGATCGCGGTGCTCGCGGCCACCACCTCGTCGGCCGCGCTCGCGATCCAGTACGCCGCCGAGGCGGCGAACCCGTCCACGTGCGCGAGGATGGGCTTGGTCCCGCGCGCGTTGAAGATGAGATCCGAGACCTCCGCGGCGCCGAAGACCTCGCCGCCCGGGCTGTCCACGGCGAGCACGATCGCCCGCACGCTGGGATCCTGGAGCGCTCGGTGGAAGTCGGCGGCCAGGACCTCGTAGGAGGTGGCCCCGGAGATTTCGGCGAAGATATTGGCGTAGCGGAACATCGGGCCCGACATCGGAATCGTGGCGATCCCGTCGCGGACGGTGACACTGCGTGTGTGGTCGAGCGGTTGTCCGATCTCGGCCGCGAGAGCCTCCGGCGAGAGGTTCCGCCGCTCGGCGATCGCGAGCATCTGGCGGATCCACTCCGGACGGATCGCCCAGGGGATCGTCAGCAGGGTCTCGATGACCTGGCGGGCGGCCTTGGGTTCGGTCATGCCCCACCTCGAGCAAGGAGTAGGGGAACGCGCTCCTGCGCCTCGGGATCGTCGGGTGGCGCGGCGCGGCGCGGCATCGCCGGCTGGGCGGGTTGCGGCACGGGCACGGACAGGCCTTTCGACCGCATCAACTGCTCTTCCCGGGCCTGGTCCTCGAGGACCTCTTCGAACTCCACGCCCTGCTGCCCCAGGACCATCGTGCGGCTGGTCAACCGTTGGTCGATCGCCTTGATGGACGCGTCCTGGTCCTTCTCCGGATCCACCCAGGCCCAGCCACGCGGTTGCCAGCTGATGTCCCGGTACCGCGCGAGCGGCACCCGGGCATCCAGGCGGCCGGCCAACAGCGCCCAGGGCAGCCACTCCTGATAGACGCGTTGGTGGAAGTGCTCGATCAGCCAGTGCTGGATGACCCGGTAGTGGTCGCGTTCGTCCAACATGCCGGCCCGGATCGAGGAGTAGTTCACACCCTCGAGGTCGTTGGCGAGCACGTTGTAGCTGATCCCGAGCCCGGTGGAGACCGAGCGCAGGACCGCCTTGACGAAGTCCGGGAATGCCGCGACCGGGTGCTGGGGCGTGAAGGTCTTGACGTCCAACCCGGCGGGCAGCTCCTGGAACGTGCCGGGCTCCGCGTCGATCGCGAGCGGCTCCTTGCTGTCCGGCTCGTCGACGCTGCCGCCCAGGTCGTCCACGTCCCGGGTGAAGAACCCGCCCGAGGCCGCCGCGACGCGGGCCGCCACCAGCTCGGCCTCGAAGTAGCCGCGAAGCATGTTGAGATCGAGCATCACCGAGGCAAGCCAGGGCACATACCGCGTCTGCAACGGACGGTCGGGCTCGCCGAGGTGGATGATGTCCGCTGCGGGAATGGGCTTGCACCGACCACGGCGGTGGATTTCGGAGGGATGCCCGTCCCAGAGGTGATAGGCGAGCGGTCGACCCCAGATGTCCACTTCCACCCCCATCCGGATCTCGTTGCGATCGGGGCCGGAGGGGATGTTGTAGGTCTCGTCCAGCTGGTCCGGATCCAGGACCTGCAACGCGAAGCCAAACGGGTTGTCGAAGCCCCGCACGATCCGGATCAGGATCTCGCCGTCCGACGGCGCGTTTTTCATCAGCAGCCGCTGGAGACCGAACCAGGAGAGCTTCCCGTCGACCGTGCAGCTGCCCGGTTCGCCCCAGCGCGCCCAGGCGTCCTC